GCCATAGTTGGGTCTACATAGTTTGGTTGAGGAGCTGGTGAGTTCCTAGGTGCGCCATCAAGAATTTGTGAGCGGTAATCACCGTAGAGATTAGACTCATAATCACGCTGTCCTTCAAATCTGGCTCGTGCATCTTCGTATTGGTTCTGAAGGTCTTTCTGATAAGCACCACCAGCTAACTGCATAGCGTTAACTGCGCTATTAGAAGTATCAAACCCAGTATTGAAGGTATTGCTAAGACCTTGGTTTGCAGCCATTTGGTTAGTAAACTGGTTCTGCTGCTGAGTAAGGTAGTCCTTAGCAAGTCTGTCTCTAATTCCAGCTGAGGTATCTGCAGCACGGTCAAGATAATCACGACCAGCAATAGCTTGAGCTACAGCTGCTTTGGATGAGTTTATGTTACCAGTAGACGATGCCCCCATTCCTATACTTTGAAGGGTGTTTTCTTGAAGGTTTCGAGTGCTGTCTCGAAGAGCTGCATCTACTAAGGGCTGAGAATTGGCATTTGCGTAGTTGATTGCATTGCCTATCTGGTCCTGCCCTGCTTGGTTAAATAGATTATTATAGTTAGAGCCAAAGCTAGCTCCAGTATTCATAAATTGATTGCCATAACCAAAGCCTGTTTGACCTAGATTATACTGGTTCTGAAGACCTGAGGTCTGCATATTGTTAAGACCAGCATAAGTAGGCCCTTGGTAATATCCAGCATCTAGCTGGTTTTCCATAGCACCTTTGCCTCGACTATAGAGGTCTGTAAAATAAGGACGAGCATCTCTATATGCTTCAGCAGCTGCTGCAGTAGCTCTGTCCATTGCAGACGCTTGCTTTTTGGCTGCTTGGTTAGCGAATAGACCGCCAACTACAGCTCCTGCGATTGCACCCCATGCCATATTGTTATTCCTTAAATGTAGTGATTGTTAATTACACAGCAGCCCAAGTTGAGCCGTTGTAGACCACAAGACCCTCAAATCCTGTTCCAAGGGGGTCCCAAGGGCTGACTGCGTATCTGACCATGCCTTTAATTGGATTATCAGGTTCGTCTTCAGCAACTGTGACTGCAGCCGTTGATAAGGCTTTTATTGCAGCCTCAATTCTTTGCAGCTCATCTTGAAAATACCTTCGTAAACCTTCTTCCAAGACTGGATATTGGGTTCTTACATAAGGCTGAACGATGACATTAGTTTTATCGCTTAATGCCATTGTCTTATCTCCTGCCTGTAGCAGTCACGTCCAAATCAAATCCTGAGATTTCAAAGTCAGCATTAGAAGATGAAGTCACTTTGTAACTGAGGTAACGACCAGCAGCTCGGCTGTCTATTTTATGGTCAGTAGTGATGTTGAAAGATGTCGCTTCTTGATATGTTGGTGTATCTCTAGGGATATCACTCGCCCCAAACTCAAAGTCTAATGTTGTATCCGTTGAGTTAACAGTATTGGTTTGTGGGTAAATCCTAGTGCAGACCACATATTGATTAGCTCCTAGACCAGCTTCGTCTAAATCAAGACCAGTTCTTTCCAAAAGTATTGGTTTGGTAGCTTCAGTATCTAAATCAAAAGCTATCTGGCCTTCATCAGACAAATCTATACCGTAAAGCTTATCGCTAGACAGGCCATCAGTAGACTGACTTTCACCCACCATAAGGGTGTGCTTATTGTAGCTATCTTCCTGCTGGTAATAAGTTCCACCAGTGAGGTCATAAGTTGTTGTGCTGGTAGCATAGGTTGCTACTGAGTTAACGTTTGCAACCGTTCCACTGCTGACGTTTGGTAAATCGATAAATGAAAATGTGTCATTGCGGTAGTTATAAACTGCCGCTCGATTGCAGCGGTCAGCATTTGGAAAAGCAACATATTGGTCGCCTGATTTATAACAAAAGTAAATCTCGTTGAGCGTTGGGTTGTGCTGCACAAAGCAGCGGTCTGCGTCTTGGTTATTAATAGAACTGAAAATGAAGTTCTTTACTCGTTCATCACAGATACTTTGCTTTGAGTTTCCATCGTGAACATAGATATCAAAGGGACCAAAGACATAGTGTTTGCCTTCTACTTCTACTACACAATTCTGATTGATTATCCCTGCGTCAGTAAATAGCTTCCTGAAGTTAAAGACAAATGTGCCACCTACGAATTCCATGAGCCATACTTGGTCACTGGCGTAGATAATAAAGTTTGTGCCTAAAGTGGCTCCATCTTTGATTTCTGTTTTGATTTGAACAAGGTCGTTGAAGCCTGTGGACTTTGTGGTATTAGTCTCATCCCATGAATCAGGAACTGAGTTTGCCTCAGTCAAATGGCTAAATCTTACTCTGGTTGGAAAATTGTTAGTGCCTTCAGTTAAGTTAAGAGCTACCAGTTGGTCCCCATATGACCTCAGTGCAGATGCTCTCCATGTTGAGTCCCAGTTTGGTAAATCAGCAAAATTAGTGCCGCTAGGTAGTCTGTATACTGGAACTCGGTCTGGACGATTGATGTAAGTAACATCTGCAAGACTAGTCCCTGTATAAGGCCGTGGGTCAGAAGACCCAGTAATGGAACCACTTCTGTCTGTTACTACTCCAGAGGTATATTCATTGATGGACCAATCGTCTGAAATCATCAGCACACTGTCGAAACCAGAAGACGGAACAATTCCGTAGGTAAATCTTGGTGTGAAACCTAAGCTGTCTTTGATGTTTCTAAAGATTGGGCTGCGGCTAACTTTGCCTTCATCAAACCTGACGTTAATTGCGGTACTGAAAGCATCTAGAGGAATATTATAAGAACTAACGTCAGTAATAACCCCAGATGAACCTAGGTTTCTGATTGGTAAAATAGCCATGGCATTAGGTCTTGATGATGTAATTTAAGATGATAGTTGGCTGGACGTTGTTGTGTGCGCCGCCACCCCCTGTGCTTCCTGCAGTAAGGTCTAAATGAGTGCCATCGATGTCTCTCCAAGTACCGAAGGACGAGCCATGTGGAAAGTATCCCCCCGGTGAACCTCCACCGTCTCTTCTCATTCTACCTGTGATTTCATGCTCGTGAGCTGGCATTTGGGCAGTAGTAAGAGTGTGTGTCTCAGCACCACCAGCAGCACCTAGGGTATCGCCGTCTAGACCTCCAGTTTGGTTAGTTAAGCGATTTGCGGATGTACCGCCCATGTCGTCTTGACCAGCGATAGTGCGACCACGAAGGTCAGGAAGATTAAAAGTTGTAGAACCGTCACCTGAACCATATGTGGTTCCGATTGCAGCAAAAAGGTCAGCATAAGTCGTTCTGCTTACTGCTTGTCCGTAAGTCATAAGCCAGCCTGTGGGGGCTGAGGCTCCTGCGTAAGGCATGAGCATCCCTGCTGCAAAGGCTGCACCTGAGGCAAGTTTGGCAGCAGTTATAGAACTGTCAGCTATCTTTGCTGTGGTGATTGCTGCATCGTCTATTTGAGACGTTTGGACACTGAGATTACTGTTAACGTATGTCTGTAAATCACTCATAGCCACTTGGACCATGGTTCCATCGTCATTAACGACCACACGGTCTGCATCGACTAAGGTTGTTGAGGTAGCCGCTGTGTTTCCATCTGCTACTGTGTTTATTTCAGTATGACTTGCGGTAATTGCACCTGTCACACTTGGAAATGTGTTTTTGACTGTAGACTTGATAAGGCGAAGATGGTCATCAGCTTGTGAGAGACCGTCAGTAGCTACAGGGTTTGTAACGACCAACTGATTGATGGTAGTTGCACTTTCTAATGCCATTTTGGTTATCCTTGGTTTCGGGGGTGGACTCTGGTTGCGAAGGTCAATAACAACAACAACAAGGTCGACCTTTAGCCTTACTTTTGAAATTGATTGTAATCTGAGGGTACTGGGGGTGTTTTTAGACAGGTATGGAACCAGTCTGGATGTGCCTGAGGAGCTAAGTGACTGTAATATATAGATAACTTAGAGCAAGCGACACTTAATCGCTTATTCAGGATTACTGTACACTATTCAGACATTAGGCCATTTGAGAAATTTGTCTGGATGGGGCTTTTTGTCTTTGTTCAAAATCGGGACTTGAACACCCCAGCTCACCTTCTTATCTTAAGAATATGAAGACCAACACTAACTACAACTCCCCAACCTTAGTCACCTACGCCACCAGAGGTCACTCCAGATACAGACGTAGACGTATGTATACCTTCTTCTTAACGGTTATCTTAGGTATCTTTGGTCTTTGGTTAGTTATTAGGTAGTAGTTGAAGGAGAGCTATGGATACTATGGTATCTTTAGTATTTCTTCCTTCCTCATAAGGTGAAACCCTGCTTAATGACTGTTAAACAATAGTTTACTTGAATTATTAGCTCTAAAATCTTATATTAGAATTAAGTTTAGGGTGGAAGGCGCTGAA